GCGGATGGTTCGAGCTATCTTCTTCGACAGCGATGAAACAACCGGAATATACTCTGAAGCCGAGATGGTGAAGAGTGGTGCTTTGGGGGATGTCGATTGGGCGGACAAGCCTACCACCGTCGCCGGAATCGATCCGGCCTTCACCAACGGAGGCGACCGGACGATTATGTATACCGCCGAAGTTGGCTACGCCCGTAACGGGCAATACGTCTGCAAGATGGGTGAGGCGATACACCTCAACGACGACGCGACAAACAAAGCGATTCCCCGAACATACCAGATCGTCCACCAAATCATTGACCACTGCAAGAGGCGAGATATCGCGGCCAATAACGTGGCGCTCGACTCGACCGGAGCGGGAGCGCCTTTCTGCGATGTCTTGGCTGGCGAGTGGGAGAGTTCGTTCATGAGGGTGACCTTCGGTGGCAAGGCTTCTGACAAGCGGGTCAGCATGAACAGTCAGTTAACGGGGGGCGAACTCTACGTTAATCGAGTGTCAGAACTCTGGTTTGTCGGAAAAGAGCTGATGAGGACGAGGCAACTTTATGGAATCTCGTCCGATTTGGCTAAAGAAATGTGCGCCAGAAACTACGACATGGTCAAAACTGGGTCACTAAAAGTGAAGATTGAGTCGAAACCAGAGTTCAAAGCGCGCTTCGGAAGGAGTCCCGACTTGGCTGACGCGGCATTTCTGGCACTCGACTGCGCCCGCCAGCGTTTGGGAATGGTGGCCGTTGATCCACCGAAAGACAGTAGTGGTAAGGGATACAGGGATCAGGTTACGATTAAAAGCCTCAGCGGGGCGCTCAATAATCCAGATACCGACCTACTCGACTAAAAAACTTTTATCTAAGGCTCTTAGTCCTATAATATAAATATACTACCGGACTAAGGGGCTGGAAGGAAAGTTTTTAAGTCCACTCCAGAATTCCCGCGCGTTGACAGTTACGTTGGTTTCTGGTAATTTAGGTCACGCGGCGTCTAACATTTGTGTTAACCGCCGAACCCCTCATCAAACACCTCTGGTAAATTATGGGTCTACACGATACCCCCGATACCCCTTACAACTACGCTTCCTCGTACCTTGCGGCCAACAGCGATTCCCCAGAAGTAGCTAACGCACGGCGGCCCCAATCCCCGCCCCGCACCGCGATAGATGAAACCTTCGATAAGTGGGACGTGGATGACCGAGTCAGTGACCGACGTGGTATCGGCAAAGGACTCATAAAGCTCTCAAAGGGGGGCTTACTGACAGGTGATCGAATGAAGGAGGCTCGAGCAAGGGCTATCGCAGCAGGGGTTAGCCCAGCCCAGTTTGCTTCATTCTTGAAGAAGCACCGCGTCAGGCAGAACAGCACCGACCCCACTAGTGACGCGCCCTATGTAGAAGGAACGGCTACTGACCCAACCGCTATGGCGCGGGCTGGCTCCGGCAGCGGCGGTTTTGGCTCTTCCAGTCCTAGCAATTTTGGCTCTTCCAGTCCTAGCAATTTTGGCTCTTCCAGCCCTAGCAATTTTGACTCTTCGCCCGAGGAAGCTTCACAAAACGTGGTTAACCAGAATAACTTCGGGAGTGGACTAAGCACAGATGAGGCGAGACAAAGCAAAAATTTCATAACTGGTAGTGGGAACTCTTTTACAGGGGGCGCAACGAGGCTCAATGGGGGTCGCACAAGCGGAGCATTCCGCCGAGAAGCGCGCTACCTACGCAAACACGGCTACGGTGCTGCTGCGCAACAAATGGCCGTAGAAGGGTCGAGAGCGCGAATGTCAGAACCCGTAATCGACACGCCCGCGCTAAAATCGCAGCGCGCATCGCAGAGAATAATTACAGGGCGCGCCGCGCGCGCAGAGGATGAGAGGGCGGCTGCTTTTGACAAAAGAGCGGATGATCTTGAGAGGAAAAAAAGAATGCACAAAATAAATCTCGTATAATGGCCATTGATTTTAATCAGGACATCGCCCCACTCCGGCAGCAGTATTTTCCGGCACTAGTTGGCGACAGGGCATTTGACCAAGCGATGAAGTATCGCCAAGAGGTTACCTTGCCAATGCGGGCGAACTCGATGAAGCGACGACAGCAGGAACTCGCCTACGAAAGCCAAAAGCTAGATCTACAAAAAGCTCGGAAAGCCGCGCAGAATCAAAACGACGCCTTGGAGTTTCGACCCCAAATTGATTCCTTGATTAATGGCATCCTCGATGACGAGACTTTAAGTCCTTTAGAGAAGTCTGAGGAATTGAGTCGAGGACAGATGACTTACGCTCCCCAACTAATTCACAGCCCCGTCATCTCCAGTATATTCGGAGCTGCCTTTAAAGCTGCAGATTCCCAGAGATCTATAGAAGCAAAAGGGGAACAAGATAAGATCAAGGCGAAGATGCTCGAGCAGAAAAAGCAGCTCGAGTATAACGAGGCAATAAAGATTGCTCGCGGGCTGGGCGACACCGATTTGGTGACGCGCCTAGTAGAAGCTGACGGAGACGTATCACTTATCGACGAAGCTTCCCAGAGAAGCGCCGAAGACACGAAATCAAGCCTGAATGAGTCTTATAGAAACTCGCAACGAGCGGCGCAGGACGTGGACCGCAAAGAAAGGCTCGCGAACTACAAAGACTTCTACAAGCAGGTTTCTGATATTGAGTCACAAGTGGCTTCTACTGCCACATTGGGTGGGGCCGAAAAAGGCGAGGAACCCCCGTTCGTGTTGGGTAGAGCCAACAGACAGATTTTAGAATCTGTGTTCACTTTCGTGGATCGGGTTAAATACCCTGCTTCGAAAGTAGAAGATCTTTTATCCTCCTACAGTGATGCTGAACTCAGGCGCGCAGCCCTCAACACACTAAGCTCTAAAATGGCCATGAACGCTCCCAGCGAAGCGGCGAGTGCGCTGCTTACAGCTTATGACGACGATTAAACTATTTCCGGCTACCACTTAAAAGCCCCCTAAACACATATCCAATATTATCAGCTATGACTGACTACGCGACGCTCGTTGAATCACTAACCAGCTCTTCGGAGCCTGAATTCGAAAAATTCTCAGATTGGTCTTCTACAAGACCTAATAAAGAAGAGGACACCACACGCCGCGTTAATTACGCGGATTATTTGCGTAAAACGTATATCGACGCAGGCGCGATGTCCGTTAAGGCTGAAGGGGATATCCAGAGCGGTCTGTATGCGTCCTTAGTTAAGAATGGCTCCTTAGAACAAGGAGATGTCGAGGGATATCAGGCGCTTATAGCTCCTGAAGGAATTTCTAGGGACTCCAAGTTAGGTATGATCCAAACTAGGATCAGCCAAGATGACCCCGATTGGACTACTATCACGGAGTTTAAAGAGGCAAAAAAGCTACGGGAAGAAGACCCCACTTCTTTTGCTGACCTTGACCAATTGGAGTTAAGAGCAGATAAGGCCATCGAGCGCCAATACGATGTTGTAAAGAAACGCATGCTCAATGCAGGGGAGCTTCCTTTCATCTCCGTCACAGACAAAGAAGGGAACCGGAGAATTGTCGCCGGAAACTCAGCACTTAAGTTTGATAACTTAAGTGACGCGTTGGCCGCGTCTTCTTTGGGCGATGTCTCATTATCAGACGCTTACGTTGCCCAAGAGCAATTAGTAATTCCTTCAGGAGCCACTGTCCCACGTTTCAAGCTAAATCGTTACAACGAGGCCAAAGGGATGATTAATTCTCTGGTCAAGGACTCTCCCGACCTCAGAACTCAAATCGAAGCCCACGCGAAGAACCTCGCTGAATCGGAGGACGCCGGAGTTCTAGACTGGTCTAAAAGACGCCTCGAAGATGTTGGGGAATTTGTCAGTGGAATTTTCGATAGCGAATCCGAAGAAAATATCGACTCTTTAGACAGGGCGCAGGGGGTAGACATGACGGAGGTTATCCAGTCTATCGCCGAAAAGCTGAATACCAAAAGTGGCCTACCCTTAGGTGAAGAGTATAATGGAGGAGAAATTGAAGCGGCCTACAACCAGATCGTCTTGGAGAAAGCTACGCACGGCGGGATGTTTGAATTCTACGAGGGGGAAGAGGCAGGGAAGAACCTTAGAATTTCTTCTTTCGGAACTCCTGTAGTTCACGCATCCGCGATGGTGAATGAGGACGCTTTTAACGACATGCTAAAAGCCCGACCAGACCTACCGTCGGCGACCCGAAAAATGTTAAAGGTGGGCAGGACAGCAGTCTTGGACCAAAATTTTGAGAACTATGCTAAGACCCTAGGTAGAAGCAGCGTTGACGACGAGTGGAACATCGCACTTATGCAAGGCCGAGCCGACGGCAAAGCTAACCATAAGATCCTAAACGACTTTTTGGCCAACGAGGATAACTACAACGAGTTTACCTCCAAAGCTGCTGGAGTAGGCGCGTCGATTATTGACAGCTTCGGAACCCTCATCTCTGCGGTCCCCGCTGCTATGGGGAATGAGGTCGCTATTCAATACCTATCTGATTCTGCCCAACGCAGCTCTGACAGGCGGGAAGTAGCTCAATTGTTCAACCAAGAATATGGGTATTTCCAAGAAATCTTGGAGACCGTCGCGCCTATGCTGGTGGACATCTCTGCTACGGCTGTGTTGGCAGCGGTCACAGCACCTGCTGCTGGTGCGGGTGGCGCGGCATATGTTGCAGTAAGAGCGGGTTCTCTGGCAGCGGCCAAAGGAGTTGTTAAAGGAGTAGTAGGGCATACGATTAAAACGGCCCCTAGAAAGATCCTTACTCTAGGATTTGGGAAAGGGAAAAATTCAGCCACGCTAGCCCAAGTTATTAAGCAAGCGGTAAAAACTGGAGACGCTAAGTTGACTAATGACGTTATGAAAGCGTTCAACAGCAACTTAGCCCAGAAGATCGGGATTACTTCCGCTGTGTTCGTCCCCGCAGCCACGCGCTCAGGAGCGGCCACTTATGGCAGCATCACCAACCACCTCAGGTCGAATACGGACTTGAAGGAAGAAGAAATTAGAGACAGGGCTTTAGGCGCTGGTTTCATGAGCGCAGCTATAACCGGAGTCATTACTTCTGGTTTCAGCTTCATGGGTCGCGGCGGACTAGACGACGCCCTTTTACGCGGAATGTCTTTCCGAGAATTAAAAGCAGCTACTGAGAAAGTAACTGGTTTTGCAGAGGGTGTTAAGAACGCAACTATCTCGCAAGCGATCCGCCAATCGGTTTCCAAATCGATGAGCAAGAACGGCAAAATTGCTAGAGTGTTTTCGGTTGGTAAGAACTTTACTGACGAAGCCACAGAGGAGGGTCTTGACCAGTTCGTTAACAGTTTTGTAGAGGACGCAGCTCTAGACCAAGATACCCCACTACTAGAGAGACTAGCGCAGACGTTCCATGCGGCTATGATCGGGGGCATTATGGGCGCGGGTGCGCCAGTCATCCAAAAAGTAGGGGCCAAACTAAAGATTAACGAACAACGGAAGTTCGCCCAAGTAGACCAGCTATACAACGACATCGCCCAAGACGTAGAAGCTAACCTGCAGAATACAGGTAGTCCCGTTTCTGCGGCTGTCCTCAGTAGGTTTTTTAAACTGAGCGCCAGAGAAGCCGTGAGCAGCTCGCCTGCAGTTGCTAAGGAAACGCCCGCTACCGATACTGAGCAAGCACCTGCTACCGATACTGATCAAGCGCCCGCTACCGATACTGAGCAAGCACCTGCTACCGATACTGATCAAGCACCTGCTACCGATACTGACCCTCTTGAGTTGCCCACTGCGCGCGTCACTAATACGGAGTCAGCGGTTCCCATTGATGAGGACACAAAGATCGCAGGTATTCTCCTGCAAGAAGAAGCCGACGCAGAGGTTACCTCTTTCGTAGAGGAGCTACAACAAATTGAGCCTGAAGAACTCAGGGCTGCGGCTAACTCGGCTATCTCTAGTGGCAAAGCTGGGTTGTATCCCAACGCCTCCCGACCAGCGACTGGAACACCGAATCTCGATTTATCCTTTTTCCAGAAAGGTGAACAACTAACAGAAGCTGAAGAACAAGAAGCTTCGGTAGTCCTTGAGTTAGCAAACTCCGGCTTTCCCGTAAGACTTACTTCAAGTAAGAACTACGGGGTTCCTTTGACCCAAAAAGACACCTCGAGTGTTTCCGATTACCTTGCCGAAAAAATCTACAGCAAGTGGCCCTTGATCGAGCCAGACCCCAAACAAAAAACGATCACCTTTAGAGGGGAGCGAATCACTTTCTACGACCCCGAGACAAGTCAGAAAGTAAAAAGCAAAGTCATTAAGGGCTACCTAGATATTGAAGGTAGGGGGATATTCAATAACGACCCCATCCTCACGGCTCAGATGTTAGCCCAAAATATCCGCATCCCTGTTCCCGATTCCATAAACATGTTCGACATTAACCCTTCGATCAAAGTCGAAGGGGGCTACGTCTTACATGTGACGAAGCCGCGTGTTTACGGTGTGGGCGTGGAGATTTTAGGTAGCTCGTTGAATGATATTGCCAATGCTCAAGTGGACCTAAGCCGCTTCGAGGATTTCAAGAAGCTCCCCTTCATCACAGCGGGGATGGACGATACGGTGATGCCTCACGGGGCCACTCCTATGAACAACCGTGGCTACTCTCTCCCCGTTGGTTCTACTCTGTCAACCTACGGGGACATCCATAATTCTCTACTCGACTACATAAAGTCAGTTTCTAGAGACCCTAGCCTGATCAAGATCCACTTGCTGGACAGCCAGAAACAGGGATTAGATATGCTCGATGTGTCCGACACTGGTAGTGTGACACCTATTTTTGAGGCTTACCACGAATACGTCTTCCTTTTGAATTTGTTTGCCATGCGGGATACGCTTGTCAAAAGCGCGACACACGGCTTCTCAGCCGGAGGCACTCTAGAAGTCCCCAATAAGAAAGCTAGGAACTTTGCAGCTAGAGGTATAGCTACCCGCGCGTCTATCGACGGTTTAATGAAAGACGGCAAAGTTAACGCCCCACTGTTAGCTGCTGCGCTCAAAGGTTTTGTGAAGGTAGACGATGGTGCGTCCCACGCAGGAGTCATCGAAGCTTTTGTAAACCAGCAAATCTTAAACAACGCTAGCTTTACGCACGACGTAATGCCGACGTTCCCTGCCATCCTGCAAAAGAAGGTCAGGAAATATATCGCGCAAGAAAAGAGCAGGAAGATGGGCCAACAGAATTCTGTTGTTTCCTCTTTCACCGACCTCAACCTAGATGCCGAAGTGTTCGGGGAGACCCTCACGAACGGGCAGGAGAATGGAGACGAGACCTCTTTGGCCTCGTCGGTCTGGGAGACTGGAAACATCGAAGCGGATGCGTCTAATCCCACCAATATGACAGACCTTGAAGGGGGTATTATTGAAGACCCCTTCGCTGGTTCCGGCCCGATTGATCCCGATACAGATCTTGGCGAGGCATCCCAAGCGGCTAGGAGCGTAGCTCAGTTGAGCATCGAAGAGATCGATAGAGCGCCTGAACTCCGCGAGTCCCTTAAGGAACTCTTCATTGCAGGGATTGTCCCTGACGCCTCAGCCAGACAGATCGAGGACGTAAGAAAAATGACGACCAAGGATATTATGAGTTACATGGGTGACTTCTTGAGATCCGCTAACTACGAAACTGAAGCAGGGTCGCAGGCTCTTAAATTCAAGAAGCTATTGCAGGACGGTGAGCTACTCAGTCAGCAGTCATTTAAAATGGCGGTCTATTTAAATTACTTGTCGAACCTAGATAGCAACGACCCCCAATTTATTCTCGGTCTCCGTTCGATAATCAAAGAGTCTACGGGACGGGAAGTCTCTGAGAGAGACGCGATAGGCTTCGTCAAAGCAATCGACAAGAGCGCGCTTCTCCGCTTCTCAAGAAGCCACGTTTCCGGTGAGCAGAAAGCGATCTACGAAGCTGAAAACCTCCGAGACATCGAGCGCCTAGGTCTGGAGTCCCAGAACCCTGAGTCGGTCGTCGAAGCCCTTAAAACCATCGCGAAGACAAGTGATAGTAAGTCCCATAAATTGGTGGCGAATCTTTTGCTTGAGGACGCGAACTTCGTCAGGAACGTGAGTTTCGAGATAACTCAAGTGGACGCGGATTTTGCGGGTAACTACTCCCGTTTAACGGATGGCAGCCACAACGTGCTGATCAACACGAAAACAGGAAACGGACTCGGCCTAGAGAACGCTCTTCTTGAAGAGTATGTCCACGCCTTCTTAAACAACGTGGCTAACTTGCCGCTCGATAGCCTTACCCCGAACCAAAAAACTGCGCGCACTAGATTGGAAGGGTTGTTTAAACTCGCTGAGAACGAGTATCGTAAGGGGCCAGCCAATCCTTACATGGAAGACGCCTTCGAGAACTTCGATGAGTTCTTAGCGAAGTTCCTCCTGTCGCCTAAACTACAGGCGTTGATCAAAGATCTTGAGCCACCTAAATCACAGCGTGGGTTCTTTACTAGAATTCTAGACGCTTTGGTATCGATGTTCCGAAAGGTATCAAAGGCTGAGGCAGTTATTTACACTGAAGCTTTAGGTGATGTCATTGCCTTGAGTAAGTCAGTAGCGAGAACGCAGTCCATCCCGATCTCTCAAGTGAGCGCGATGGTGGAAGAAGATGCTGCTCGAGTAGTAGCCGAAAATGCAGAGATGTATGAATTCCTCGGCGACACAGATGCTCCAGTGTTGGCAACGGCAACGGCAACGGCAACGGCACAGAGCCAACCCAATACACAAGATGCAAATTTCGATTCTTTCCTAGCTAAGACTAAACGAGAAGCGGGTCTTTCCACGAAAGACCAGAGGGAGATGGAGTCCCTTATGATTCACCTCAAGAGCCGCATACCTTATGACATGGAAGTAGCGCAGGACTTAAAAACCTCGTCTCCGGCTTATGCCTTCGCCAATAAAATCTACGTCAACCCGAGGGAGATCATGGCGGCTGTTGCAGACATGGACTCGGTTGGCGCGCGTGTATATGTTGAGAGTGTTATCAGTGAGGAAGTAGCCCACGTAGCTTCGTGGAATTCGCTCACTACTGCCGAAATAAGTAACTACACTAACCGACTAAGCTTGGACAGTTTAAAGGAGATCGCGGGAGAATACTATTCAGACCCCGTTGCTCTAAAAGAAAATATAGACCTCTTAGAATTATCCAAAGAAGAAACCCTTACTGATAAGCAGGAGAAAGACCTGAAGATCCTCAAAAGAGTGCTGGCCGAAGAGAAACTCCGCATGCACCTACAGAAGGTGACTCGCGGGTTCACGACGGAGGAAGACGTAGAATTCTGGACGTCTAGCCCGTCCTTGATTCAGATGCTGTCGAGATACTTCAAAGGGATCTTCAGTAGGCTCGCCGCTATGCGTGAGATGAACGGGGGGTCAGGTGCGCTAGATTCCATGCTACGTAAGATTCATGGGGAGATCCAACTTATCAACGCGGGCTTCAACACGATTCGTGCTAAGACTGCGTTTGACACGGATAACCCCGAAGCCACGATGATCGAGTTCAAGCGGTTCATGGAGAATGATGTTCTCGGTGAAGCTCAGGACTACGGTGAGGGGGTAGAGAACGTAATGGCTTTAGCCACGTCTTCACTCCCCGCAGATTCACTCAACCGCATCATGAGCAGGGCGCAACTAGCCGTGACTGATGGTAAGGACTTCGTCGATGTCGAGGAAGATATCCGAGAGCCAGTCGAAGTTACCTCTCCCCATCCGTGGACGGGTATGGATCACGGAGTTCTTATCCAATCGATAGAGAGCTTGAGCCACGAATCTTTACAGGTAAGAGTGGTAGAGGGAACTAATCGGGAATTGTTTGTAGAGGTCATCGACCAAAGAATTGAGTCGGAACAAAAAAGAATAACTGAGGCGGAAGCTGACATAGCCCCTGACGAGAAGTCAAAGGAGCTGAAGCCAGTAGTATCCGAGATGCAGGTATCCCTAAAATCAGGTGGGGAAATCCATGTTGATTGGATGGCAACCCACGCGGAATCCGCGAAAGGTTTTTCCGGTGACTTCCTGAATGCACTCATCGTAAACGCGGACGAAATTGGAGCCAAAATAATCACGACACAAGGAGGAGGGGACTACACGAACGTGGCTACAAAAGCAGCCCGATCCAAAGTCTTAAATTTCGTAGCAAGTAACTTTGGGGAGGAAGCCCACAGGGAACTCGCGGGCCGCATGGCCACTACTAGCCATTTGATGGTTGGTTACTCCGCGTGGGGGAGGCGGGGCTTTGATGTCGCAGACCTCTCGATCAGAAAAATTAGGGGGATCTTAGAAACGAGTGGCACGTCGTCTCTCAGAGAGAAGTCCGATGGCGCGTCGCGAGTGGTGAAAGGTCTTGGGATACCAAAAATTGTGTCCGATGGACCCATCGAACCCGTAGATAAGCGCCCCGCTACCGACATCGGATTAGAGGATCAACTAGAAGATGCTTACAATGACTTTGACCGAAGCGAACAGGGAGAAGAAGACTTCGGGGATGGCTTCTCTAGTTTGCCCGATGAGAGCAAACAGGAAGTTTTAGACTTCGCCAAGAACACCGCGTATGAGTTGATGAGCGCGGCGGCCCGTAGTGCCAAAGCTCTTCTTGACTCTCAGCCGACCGAAGGGGCGTTCGATTTGTTTGACGCTCTGAATGGGGGCGATGCTGCCACGAATAGAGCCAATCAACGGCACTGGGTAAACTCCGGTTCAGACACGTTCTACACGTTTGACTTATCCCACGGGAGCAAGTCTTTGAAAGCTTTCTACAAAGGATCGTCGGGTAAAGCTCTTCTGAATCATCGGACGAACGAAAAGGTTTCCGAAATAATCACTGAATACCGGAAGGAGATCGCGGAGTTAGGTGAGGGCGAGACTATCCAAGAGGTAAAGGACAAGTATAACGATATCGTCATGGACAAGGACGGGGAGATCGGGTTGGACTTCCCTCTGTTCGCGTCTAGCCGGAACCCTAATCCGGTTTCTTCAGGAGATAAGTATGACTTCTCCATGATACCTGAACTCCTTGAGATCTCTCAGTTGGAATACAAAACTTACAAGTCACCCGAAGGGATAATGTCCCGCATATTCCAAGGCGATCTAGGTTCCCCTATTAGGAGCATGCTGGATCAGCGGGACGAGTTCAAGAGAGGCGGAATCCACATCCTTAAATCCTTCCACAAGAAATTCAATGACATCATCAAAGAAGACGGGATTCTTCTAGATAAATCCACTCTCGAAACAATTGCTGCCGCTCAGGGTTACAACAAAGACTCCCTAGTTAGCAACGAGTTCTACACAGACAGAGAAAGTGAGCATCAGGCCAGAGTTAAAGTGATCGCAGGAGATGTCGGGATGACACGCGCACAAAAGAAAGCGCAGAAAGCTGTGTCAAAACAGACCCGAGATGTCGAGATTGATCTAAAAGAGCAGACGGCTATTAGCGCGCGGAACTTAGAAACGGCTCAAGCCTTGAGCGACCTCGCCGCTATGTCTCCGAGACTCGCGGCAACAATAACCTCGATGCGGACTGAGTTGATCCAACCGATACAAGAGAAGATAAAGGGGGCGGGCATTTCAGAGGAACTCCGCGTCCGCATCGACCAGACAGGTGGCTTCTACATTACGAGAAGCTTCCGAATGTTCAATGACCCGACGTTCGCTCAGAAGGTTAGGGAAGACCCCGCCTACGAGAAGGCTCGTAAAGCGGGCATGATCTTCTTTGAAGATGACGTTAAGAATAAAGCTAGAGCCGCCGCGCTAGACGGAGGCAAATCTAGTGTGGAAGCGGAGGCAGCGGCAGATAAAGCCCTACAAGACGCCCACGCTAAAGCGGGAACAGGTTCTACTCACGGAGAGAAAGCTCTAGATGCCTTTATCCAAAGGTATGAGAGTCTCCACTCAGGGACTTCTGTAACGAGCAATAGGTATTCTAAAATAGCTAAGAACTTTTCCAAGAGAAAAGACCTACCAGAAGAGCTGAGGGTATTACTCGGGGAGTATGGTGCGGAAGCCGGAACAGATCTCATCGCCCGAACTTATGCTACCGTCTCAACCATAGCCGCCGAGCAGGTATTCAGGAGCAACATCGCCACTGTCGGTAAACATCAGGGGTTCATGGTGGACGCTAAAACATACGCTGCCGACCCTGATAAATACCCAGACTTCATTGAGATGAAATCGAACGCGAACAAGAACGATCCGTTCGCGCACATGTATGCAGACAAATCTTTAGTGGCCGATTTGGCGGACATCATCAATCCTAGCTTTGCCCACTCAGGTGGCTCCACTGCTGAAGTGGTTGTGTCTAAGACGGCGGGGGTTCTCCAAAACCTCACGGGTAAGTCGATGCTATTAAAGACATTAGGCTCAGTAGGTTTCTACCTCCGTAACATTTTAGGAAACGTGATGTTCTTCGGGCCTGCTAATGGCATCCCGTTAAGGAAGATGGGGTCAACTCTTGCTGAGACCCTCCGGTTCTCGAAAGAGCAGTTTAATCATGCCGATGATATGAACGCTGTCCTATCCGAATACGTCACACTGGGCGTCATGGGGGATGAGCTGCGCGCCGGAATGATTAAAGAACTTCTCGATGCTGGAACAGGCAACAAGGACTTCACGTCCCGACTAAATGAAATCTTGGACGAAGCACCCGTCATCGGGAAAAGTAAGAGCTTTATCGCAGCTACTGAGAAGAAGCTGATGGGACTCTCTGCTTCGGTGGACGGGGCTTACAAGATCGCCTACTACGAGCATGAGCTAGAGGTTCTCCGCAAGGCTAAGGCCAACCACCCCAATAGTCAGGTAGGTCGGATGAAGGACAATGAACTCAAGCGCATGGCCGCGAGTAACGTCAAACGAACGGCGCAGTCACTGAGTCAGGCTCCCCCTATCGTGCGCGCCTTGAGTAAATCGAGTTACGGTATGCTCTTCGCCCCCTTCATTCGATTCAAAGCAGAAGTGCCGCGAATTGTTTACAACACCTTCAAGCTGGCTAAAGAAGAAAAGGCCAGCGATAACCCCGATATTGTTAGACGTGGCAAGCAGAGACTACGCGGCCTCTACACCGTCATCGGTGGAGTATCCTTAGCGGCTCCGGCAGCACTCGCAGCCCTTTCGGGAATCGGGGACGAGGAAGATGAAGCTCTACGGAAGTCGATGCCAAGCTTTTTGAGGGGCCACTCCTTCTACTACTGGGGCAAAGGCAAAGACCTCATCTCGGTAGACCTTACATACCTCAATCCGTTCTCTCTTGTGACCGACCCGTTTGCTCGCGCATTCAGATCGTTGTCGCGCGGCGACTTCGGGGGGTCAGTAGCCGCCTTTGTCAAAGGTGCGATCTTCGACCAATACCTCGACGAGCAGATCCTCGCAGGCGCAGTTAGCTCGGCGATGCGGAACGAAAACGCGACGACAGGAAGGCCGATCTGGATTTCAGAAGTAGACGGCTTCGGGTCAGCTATGGCGAAAGGTCTAGGCTACGCTCTGAAGACCGCTTACTCCCCACGTATGTTGAGTGACGCAGTAGATGCCTATGAAGCCGTAGGCGGCGACTACAACAAGTTCACGGACTCTCCTATGGGAGAGTTGATCGAGGGAGCTTGGCCTGTCAGAACACACGCTGTCGATGTTGAGAGACAGTATCGTAGCTTCTTGCGGGACCACCAGAGCAGGCTCCGGTTGGTCAACGACAAGAAGTTCGTCCTCTACAGCGACAAGCCAATAACGAGCGATAGTATTCGCGACATTTACACCGACGAATATGAAGGCCGGAAGAAACTCAACAGGGAGCTTTGGCGCGTTATGAAGGGGTTTGAAAGCCTCGGGGTATCCGCACCTGACCAGATGACCACGATGAAACAATTCGGGTTCGGGAAAGATAAAGCGGCGCTCCTCATGCAGGGTGTGATGGACCGCCTGACCCCGAACAAAGGCTTTATCCAAAAACTCATCGATAAGGGACACGCTGACAGGGTTCCCCCACTGTTTGAAGCGCGCGATAAAGAACCGCGCTACTACAAACTAGAGGACTAGGTAGCTACTTTGTGTCTCACATTAGGGCTAATGTGAGACACAAGCCGCCTTGTCTGTAACAGATGATGATCAAGATAGGCTCCCCTTTATTCTGGTCGGCGCGCGCCTCCATTTTTCGGAGGCGTCTCGCCTTTGTCTCCTGCGCGGACGCGCTGACCATAATCAGGGCTACTACGGGCAGTGCTATTGTCAGGGCTATTACAATTATTAGTATTATTTCCATTTTTTTAGTCAGGGTTAGTGGTGCGGGTATTGGACAAGCCTCCTAAGCTGGAGGATGAAGCGCCATGTCGGGATGTTTGGTGGACCCCTATGAAACTCTTTTAGGGCTTGCGCATAGTTCGACTCGACCTTGTCGAAATCTTCGCTACGCACGATATTGTCGTAGTTCGTCATTTGTGCGCAGGGTTCGTCCAACTGGACGACTTTGGCAGCGGGTCATATGGCGGGGTCGCTGATGCTCACATCTTTATCAGGCGTGTTCAGCGCCCAGTCTAGTATTGCTTTATTCGGTAGTTCTTTCATTTTCTGGTTTGGTGGTTGGTAGTTTAGGTAAAGAGTTTTTCTAGAAGAAGCAGCAACCCCATGAAGAGGAGAAAGGGGGCAGCAGCGTTGATGATATCTACGATCATTTATTAGTAGGATAAGGTTTTTGAGTAGTCGGTCACATGACCGACCATCTCGGTCATTCCCTACTTGCTTCGGGCGCGGCGCACCATGCGGCGGTATCTCGCTTTGTCTCTCGCTCGTTGTATCCTCCACATGCGGGAGATAATGAGCGCGATGATGGTGGGTGCGCCTAGGAGGATGGCGATGAGCAGCACGATGTCTACCCCCTTCATTCCATGTAATAATTCAGTCATATTTTTATTCAGGGTTGGGTCATTCCAACACCACCTAAAGCTCCGGCCCGAAGACCGGAGCCTACGGTGATGCTAGCTGCTGAAGGCCGCTCCAAGGACACGGTGACCGTCCTCGATAGCCGCCTCATGCGGGCCTGACAGGAGGTAGTTCGCGAAGGCAACCTTATGTCTCGCTGCCGTGCCGAACTCGGAGGAGAACGCCTTACGTGAGCCAGAGGTGGTCCGACCTACGCCGTCCCCGCTCGTCCAGTATTCAGTGGCCCCATTTAGCACGTCATACATAGACTCACCTGAATTGCCCCGCCCACTGACCGCGAGGTCAGTGATTCCTTGAATCGCATTCAGGGTGCGGGTTGAAACGACCTCGTCTTTCCCGAAGCCGTCTTTCAGGTAGTAACCTGTAACGATAGCGGGCAGATCAGCGGCCACGATCTTCTGGTCGGCGAGCTTCTCCATTGACTCGACGTAGATCTGACGCCCTTCAATCAGACCCGTGATATTCTGGGTCAGATCGGCACACTTTCCGTTAATGTCGCCCCGATGGGTGATCCTCAAGTCGATGAACCCTTTGCCGCTCGAAAGAGCAGACTGGATCGTGTTCATACACGTCAACCGGAGGTCAGACAGGAACGCTCGGACTGCTGTTCCGTCATGACCACCAGTGACGTTCAGGTAGGACGAATGTTTTTCTCCGCAGACCAAGTCATCGCCCATCTTGAAGCTCATGAAGAACGTCTTGAGGTTGTTGAGTGTCCCCATCGCGGAGAGGATTGAATCTGCGTTCGTTTGACGCAGCGCAGTGGAGATCGCTCCTGCAATCTTCTCGTTTGTGACGGGGCGGTAGGAGGCAGTCCCCATGTGGAGCGGCACAAGGCCACTCGCTGTCTCAGCGAGGAATGCTCTGCTGTTAGGCATCGGGACCGTGTGTCCTCCAGCCAGCTCCGCCGTTACTTCGGCATCATGAATCGGGAAAAAGATCCCGTTCTCCTTCGCGTCTCTCGGTGTGATGCGTTCGCCCTGACTCTCAGTCTCGAGACCGTGATACATTTTGTATGTAGATCCTTGTGGGACAACGACAGCATCTAATTCTTTAATTCCGCTCATATTCTTATTTTCTATTGGTTTGGTTTTGGTTTTGGTGGGCCGATTAGCCCCCTATGGCCCCGCCGTTTGGCAGGACCACGGGGGACTTATTTACCGCACGAAATCGTGGGAGTCAAATTCTTTTCATGACTTTTTAAGAGTGCGACTTGGACATGGATCTTTTTCGGAGCCTTCTCGAAGAAGTGGAGCAAGGCGGGGCATAGCCACCCCTCCATCTCCGTCCCATCTAGCGTGTATGTGTTCCCGCCGGAGTCTTTTCGCCTCCAACTGAGGGAGTGAGACGCGTCAGGGAACGGATCTCCACTGAACGTCAGGCGGAAACCACCGTCAACGGATTTGGGTTCGATGCCCGAGGCTTCGAGGACGTAGTCGATGATCTCGGACATACCGCAGACGAATGCCTCCTCGACTAGGCCGAAGTTTTCGCTGTCGAAGACCCATTGGCCATGTGAGTAGTAAGGCGCGAGTGAGGTGATTTGAGTTTTGTTTAATTTCATAGGTTGTTAGGTTGGAGGTTCAGGGAGAATCCTTTGCGGAAGGTTGGGTAATCAGTCAGTCGGACCTCGTCGAGGCGGCGTATTACGTCAGCCACCCGCACCGTAGGGTCGTCATGGAATTTGTCGCTCAACAAGTAGGTTCTCAACTCGTTGAGCGCGTCATTCGCTCGCAGGTTTTCCAACTTCAGTTCGAGTATCTGGTAGGTCATTTCACTTTTTGTCATAAGGTTCAGGGTTCAGGGTTCAGGGGTTATACGAAGTGGCGCGGCTCGTCAGGGATGTCGCTGAGGCGGTCGTAGTGCGCCGTGCAGCCCCGCTTAAGTTGCGTGTGCCATACTTCCCAGTGGTTGCCGTGCTTCTCAATCACGTAGCCCGCTGCCTCGACCCGCCTCACGGTGGCATTGATGCGCCGCTTCTTCGGGCGGGGGATCGAGAAGAATTCAATCAGGTGTTCTTTATTATTCATATCAGTTAGCTGGTTGCGGTTGCAGTTGCGGTTGCAGTTGCGGTCGCCTTACGATCAGCGAAGCGAGCGAGCTTCGTTATCTCTGCCCTTGCCCCTGCCTTTCCGGCGTTTGAGGCATGCGGGTTTTCAAGGACCGCCATGTAGATCAGCACGGCTGCCTCCCATGTTGGGGTGCAGTCGTCGATTCTCTCGTTTTTAGTTTGGTTTGCTTTCATAGCCTTCGGCCACCATACGTGATAGTGATCGAAGGCTATGGGCGGCCCGCAGGCCGCCCATAGTGGTTACCCGAAGATCGAGTCCTGACACTTCTGGCATAAGCCGGAGATGTGGAACTCTTTCAGGCTTAACTCATCTTTGAATGAGTCGAGGGTTACACCTGCTCCACATGGGCAGGTTTTCGAGGCAATCGCCTTGCGGCGGTCGATGCCAGTGGCGGCGGTGATGCCTGCCTCCATTGAGGCAGATTTGGCGGTAGGTTGCGGGTTCCAGTTCATTTTATTAGTGGTTCAGTGGTTCGGGGTTAGTGGTTGGGGTTCGGTTACAGTCCGCCGTAGTTTCTACGGTCTTCCATTCGCTGGGAGTGTTCGGCGTAGATTTTACCGTCGGCGGCCCGCCTCTCTTCTTTTTTCTCACGAGCGTTTCTCATCTCATATGCGTTTCTCATCTCATAAAGCCGCCTAGCTTCATCCTTAAGGGTGGGTTGCGGGTTCCAGTTCATTTTATTAGTGGTTCGGGGTTAGTGGTTACCAGATGGTAGATTCGACTTCTTGGCGGGCCTCACCATACTGGTCGGCGTAGATTTTCACGGCGGCTATTGCTCCTCTGACTGAGCGCCTTTTGCTGATTATGCGGGCTATGTCGTCGTTAGTTAGGCACTCGATGACGTAGTCCCATCCGCCTTTCTTCTCGTAGTTTTCGTAAGCATGGGATTTGACAGCTTCGATTAGGTCGTTTTCGGTATTCATTTTATTCGGTTTGGTTTGGTTTGGTTCGGTTTTAAAGGACGGCAAGACCCTCAGCCACTCCCTTTTAAGGGGAGCAGCGGGGGCTGCGTGTCCGTGAGGGGTTCAGTGGTTTGGTAGGTTACGGATGACGATACCTCTGCAAGAGGCAGGCAATGTTTGGGGTTCTATCCTTTCAGGATCTGACATGACGTAGCCGAACTTCACGCCGTTCCACTCATAACCTTTCAGGTCAGAGGGAACGCGGTGCAATGGTTCATCGTGCCGGAATCGGGATTCGTCGTTGTATTGAAGGGCGTCGGAGATGGTGACATAGCCAACAAGCTTCGCTTTGCCCTTACCTGTCTGGATGATTCCGACCCGCTTACCCACAAGAGAGGCAAGTGAGTTGGAGTTTCTGGTTTCGATTGTTTTCTCTCTTGAGAGAATGAGATCAGTCCAGCCTTTCAGGCTATCGTTGCAGTTGAATGCTTTCATAACTTGTTATGGGTCAGTGGTTAGGGGTGATCTTAGCGATTAGGTTTTCCGTCGGTGGAAAACGGATTCGTCCGGTAAAATCCACCAGAGGAATCTGGAGTGTGGTTGTGGGCGTAGATGTAACTGCGCAGTTCAGAATCGCTTGCTTTCACTGACTCCCGCCATCCAGCGGAGGAGGTAAAATCGCCGCCGTCCTCGCACCATGCATCTCGCTCGCTGGAGGATGGGAATGAGTGGTAGCTCACGGCGTAGCGGTTGCCTGTGGTGGCACAGGCGGCGCGGCCCATCCCCCACTCCATAGCGTAATGTTTGCGAGTGATGGGCGGCGTGGTGGTAGCTGTAGTTTTATTCATAGTGTTCAGTGGTTCGGGATTAGTGGTTAGTGCATATCAATGACGAAGCCGGAAGTATCTCTCTTTGCTGGGCCTTTGGCATACAGTCCAACGATTACCCCTTCAGGGTCTAAGAATCGAAGGTCAGTCTTGTCTCCGTCGATGACAGCACGACCGTGGAAACCGTGTTCCATGAAATGGTGCAGGGTTTCAAGATCACGGAAGACTACAGCAAGGTTGAGTGTTGGACTTAAGTCCAGAAGTTCAAAGCATCGCTGAGAGTAGACACAAGATGCAGAGGAATAAGACAGTGTTACACTGTAGTTGTCCGGCATCGATGTTGGATCGGAGATCCACTTTCGGAGTCTGGAAAGGTCTTTCGTGTAATCGTAGAAGGTGACTTCAGGGAAATCCCTGACAATCTCAGTCCAATCAATGTCACTAGTGCCATTCAGTCTGAGAGCGGGACGTAGTCCTTTCTTCGTGGATCTGGTGATGTGAGATTGGATCTCTCTCCGTAGGAGTTCCATGAACAAATCGTTGTCTTCGTAGAAGGCTTTTGTCCTGTCATGCCGGACTAGTTGAACATTCGACATCCCACCTCTTCCAGAGAGGTTCAGGCAAGGCCCGTCACATTTCGCCATTTTGGAAAAATGGCAGGTTCGGTAGTCAGGTTGCAAATACACGATTCCTGTAAGGAAGTCAGAGCCTGCGGCATTTGATTTCTTCGTCTTTGGATCGCTGTCAAATCCAAGTATGGATTGGAAGGAATATCCTTTGGATCGGATATCAGAGCGGATAGCCTTAAGGCTGCGGGTTTCAGTAGTCATAGTTTCAGTAGTCATAGTTTCAGTGGTCATCGTTTTGGTTTGGTTTGTTCGGTTTTAAAGGACGGCAAGGCCATCAGCCACTCCCTTTTAAAGGGAGCAGCGTGGACTGCGCGGCGTGTTAGTCTAAGGGCTGAGTGATCTTGTTATGGTTTGGGTTTGGGTTTGTTAGCCGTAGACCTCAGGATCGGGCGGGGTTTGGACTAGCCTTTGGCTTAGTCTGATTTTTCGGTAGCCGCTATCTTTCCAAAGGAAAGATTCACTCTCCTTCTCATAGAGGCAATCGGCCTTGTTATAAGACCCATACAGGACTTCGTCCTGCCCTTCAAAAGTCCCGACCACTTCGTGGTAAGCATATTGGCTTGGCTCTTCGGGGACTGCATAGGCGTCACTGCATTCTGAGCAGGCGTCCTTTTTTTCTTTTGTCAGCCACTTTTCACCACATTCACATTCATGGCGAAAATCGGAGGCATTTATTAGTTTTAATGAGTTCATTTTGTTCGGTTTGGTTTGGTTTGTTCGGTTTGGTTTGTTCGGTTTGGTTTGTTCGGTTTTAAAGGACGGCAAGACCATC